GCATGACGTTCATGGACCCCGATGACGAAACTACCCTGGTGGAGCCCCAAGACGTGACTACACGTAGTCGCGGATGGTGTTTTGTCGTCAATAACTACACTGAGGACGACAAGGCGGCGGTAGCACGCCTCGTCCCCGAAGGGGCTCAGTACGTTATCTGCGGATATGAGGTCGGTAAGAAGACCGGTACACCTCATCTGCAGGGATACGTGTACTACACGAATCAGAGGTCGTTCAAGACCATGAAGGACCGCCTGGAACGCGGCTGGCTTGCCCCGGCCCGCGGTACAGGTAAGCAGAACCAGAAGTACTGCTCAAAGGAGGGAAACTTGTTTCTCGAGGTTGGCGAACTCCCTGAACAGGGGAAGCGTGTGGATCTAGCAGAGGTCTACACCTTGCTCAAGTCCGGAGGAACTTATGAGCAAGTCGTTGACTTAGAAGTCAACGCTCAATGTCTCGCGGCTGCTCGCGAGTATTTGAAGGTCAAAGAGCCTGCTCGTGCCTTCAAGACGGTGGTCCATTGGAAGTGTGGCGATCCTGGGACTGGAAAGTCCCGAGATGCGGTGGAGGAATCAGGTGGTGTGTTCTATTCTCCTCCGCCGACATCCATGGGCAAGTATTGGGACGGCTATGACGGCCATGAGACCGTCATCCTTGATGACCTGGAGCCTGGCGATATCCCATATCGCGTACTCCTCAAGTTACTCGATCGATATGAGTATCGTGTCGAGACTAAGGGTTCAACCCGCCAGATGGTCGCCCGCACTATATATGTGTGTACCGAGGATCCCCCGGAGGCGTTCGTGCCAAAGTCACGTGACGGTCGCAGACGCGATCCGTATGCCCTTATGCGCCGTATTTCTACGGTCGAGCACTATAAGCGAGAGCCTGTGCCGGATAAGGAGCTTTATCAGCCTAAGCAGATCCTGAGGACCATCAAGCCTGATGGGTCGTCAGTTATTTCCGACTACCTGGGTAAGGATGCCACCAGGAGTGAAGAAGGGGGAGAAGCGGGGTCCGTACCGCAAGAAGCCCCGGCAGGGGCCTACCCCTTTACAAGGACTAATAATATTAAACGAGATAATAATCTTGGAGTTCAGTTAACCCCGGAGAGCAACAATGGCTGGACAGCGAGTGTATCGCGGCGTGAAATTCGCGACCAAGAGCGGAAAGTACGTCAAGAAGACGTCGTCCGGCAAAGGCTCTGCTACTGGCAGGCCTTCCAAGGGGAAGAAGAAGACATCGCCTTCCCCCAAGAGCCGAGTCTCTGCAGCTCCGGCTCAGATATCACAGATGGGGAGTGCGTCTCGCACTCTCGCACTCGGTCGCAAGATGTCAACTGCGTCGAAGACCATGATGTTGACACGTGCTAACCTTGAGAAGCTTGTATTCCGTTGGAACGGAGTCAAGGCTTTCTCTGGCAACGGCTACTATTTCTTGTCCAACAAGACCGTGGATGCATCCACGCGTGCCTTGCCACTATACATGTTCGATCTTTCCGCGGTTAACAATGTCGCTGCAGGGACTGCTGTTAACAGCGTCCCCTTTTTGCAGTTGCAGCAAAACATAGCCGGACCTATGGCTTTTGTCCCAGTTCAGGGACTCGCTGCAGATGGTGCGACGCTCACAAGCAACCTTGTTGCTGAGCAGTCCACCACGATCGGGACTGGCGCTGCCGCTTCAGCTCCCGCTCCTTACTCCAAATCTGTACTCGAATCAGCCAGCATTCGCATGAATTGCTGGGGGGCGACTTCCAAGGCGACCAAGTACACTTTGTCAGTGGTTCGCTTCACGGACGACGATCTGGTGCCAACACATGGCACATATGCTCAAGATCTCGCCGCTGCAACTAACAAGCGCACTGACTTGTTTCAGTCGATCATCAAACCCTTGACGTTCAATCCAATTGCGTCAACGGGCGGTGCATTCAACCGTCGAATGAAGGTGATCAAGACTATGTCTTTCACCGTTGAGCCAAATCCTACTACGGATGGCGATGCTGACCCACAGGTCAAGGTCGTGTCATGGCAGTTGAGGCTTAACAAGCTCCTCAACTTTGTGGAGAAGAGCGACACGCTCACTACTATCATCGACACAAACGACCAAGCCGATTATGCCCCGCAGAACGGCGTTCAGATCAGGGCTCAGGTACAGCCCATGGCTCGTACGTACCTTATGATCCGCGCGAGCAACTACGGCCTCGACGCGTCTGAGTCTAATGTGCTAACACCTAGCTTCGATCTATCCATCAAGCTGCACCACTCAGTCACACAGTAAACATTGTATCAACCGTAAACCGTGTTATCAAAATACCGCGCAGGCAACCCGGCCATACTCAGGCACATCCTGACCCGTATCCGAGGTCGCAGGTAGCGGATAGCACGGCGCCGTACGTCCGCTTGTCGGACGAACGCCGTACGTGTTGCAGCGCCCCACGCGACCGGAACCAGTTATATCTGAAATACCCCGGGCAACACTTTGAAGCTGGCGGGCAGAATGCCCCGGCCAGCACCCCGGCGGGCTGAAAGCCCCGGCGGGAGCCCCCGGTGGCTAAAAGCCCCGGCGGGCACTCATGGTGGCCATCGCCAAGTCTGGGCCAATATTACCCAGACTAATGAGTTTACTGTGAGTAGCGAGGACGACGCCGCCCCGGCCGGCCTCGTGAATTATTATCTCAGCTTAGGTTAACACACCTCAGCATGACGTTCATGGACCCCGATGACGAAACTACCCTGGTGGAGCCCCAAGACGTGACTACACGTAGTCGCGGATGGTGTTTTGTCGTCAATAACTACACTGAGGACGACAAGGCGGCGGT